ATTTAGATGGGTTATCTAGTTATTTATTTACTGATTCTAAAGAATTTAATGTTATTTGGAAACATGGTTCAAAATTAGATACATCTAAAATGAAGATATATCATTATAATTCTAAACATAAAGATATTTTCTATAATATGGATTGGGGAGTTTCTCATTCATCTTTTACAAATGAACCATTTGGATATAGTATATTTGAAGCAGTAGATTATGGAAAACTACCAATATTACATACCTCTTGGTGTAAAGATTTTGAGTATCCATATAGAGCTTCATCTAAAAAAGAATTTAATCATATTTATAGTAGGTTAAAAGAAACCCAATATTCAGAAAAAAATAAATGGTTTAACTTGTTAAAAGAATATATGATTAACAATTTTACTAATAAAGATAAATGGGTAAACGATTTACTTAATATTTATAATATATAGGAAACAGTATATATGGCAATTTCAGCAGGAGAAACACTTAGTTTAAATAGTTTAGCAGGAGCAACTGGTATTACCCAAGGTGCAAATGTATCATTAGGTGCAATTAAAGGTTCACCATCAGCTGGTGATAATATTACTATATCTTCATATGGTGTAGATTCGATAGGTTCTCTATCAGGATATACTTATGCTGTTGAATCCACAAACGAAACTTATACATTAGGATTTGTTGGAGAAGGCACTAACTTTGGACAAATAAAAACTAGGTATCAAAACTTTACTTGGGAAGTAACTCCAGGATACAATTCAGCACCACAAACATCAGGATTTTTATCAATAGGTGCAAACCAAGATTACACTGGTGTAATTACAGTTGGTTCTATGAATCCACAAGGTACAGGTACACAAACAGATTTACTAGGTACTGTATCACATACTTTATCAGCAACATTTGCTGATGGATTTAATAATCATGCAACTAATTATAATACTAAAATACAAAAAACTGTATATTCAGTAGATTCTTATGATGGAAATTCAACTGCATTGTGTTTAGTATCCGATACTTTGGTTAAAATGAGTGATGGAACTGATGTTGAAATTGGAGATTTGGAAGAGGGTGATAGATTAAAAGGATATAGTTTACCAGAATATACTAATGATATAAACTTATTAGAATATGAATACGATGGTGATGATAGCATAGTTGAAACCGAAGTAATTGTACAAGATGTTGTTTTCTCATTTTCTGAAAGAACATTTAATATTAATGAAGGAGTAATTGTTGGTACATCAGAACACCCAATGTTAGTAAAAAGAAATAATAATTTATTATTTAAAACACTTGGTACTATACTAGAAGGTGATTTCTTAATAAAACACGATGGTTCTGAAGTTGAAATAACAAGTATAGATGTAAACAATGAAATTACTGAAATAGTATCACTTGATGTTACTTCACCTGATACCTACTTAGCTAATGGATTTATATCTCACAACAAAGGAGGAAACACTCATACTGATTTAGGTAATCCTGGAACTCCAGCTACTTTAACATATAATATTAATAATAGTAGTGAAGAAATGCTAAATTGGACTGAGGGAAGTGAAAGTGGTACAGGTGGTATTACTGCATATGATGTACAAGTAGGAACAACATCTGGTGGAAGTGATGTAATTAACTTTGCCGAATATAGTGGTACGAGTTTAAACCTTGTAAACACAACAAATGATGGAACAGTCTATTATGCACGAGTAAGAGCAATTGACCATGGTTTAAAATCTGGATATAAAACTCTTACATTTACTGCAGGACCAGTATAATAAAAATACGTTTTAGTAAAAACTTTATATTTATATATACAGAAAAAGTTTTATTAAATATATCAAAATGGCAAAAGAAATTAAGTTTACAAACGATGAGGTTGCATCATTAGACCAATTAAGACAAGATGTTTCAAACATTTTTACAAAATTGGGACAACTATCAATTGAAAAGAAAAGAAGAATAGATGAAATAGTAGTACTTGAAGAAGAATTATTAAATCAACATTCAAATTTACAATTAGAAGAACAGAATATGTTTAAAGGGTTAAATGAAAAGTATGGCGATGGTAATTATGAACCAACAACTAACGTTTTCACACCCAACGAACAACCAAAGAAAAAAGATAAAGAACAAAAATAGTTCTTTTGAAAAGTTAATTTATATTTATATGTGTATCATTACACAAATAACATAACAAGGAGTAATAAAAAATGGCAGAAAAAATTGTATCACCTGGTGTATTTACGAGAGAAAATGACCTTTCTTTCTTAGCACAAGGGATTGGAGAAATCGGAGCAGCCGTAATTGGACCTTTCCAAAAAGGACCTGCATTCGTACCAACCGTTGTAAGTACACAATCAGAATTCGAAGAAATATTCGGCACACCTAATGGTTCATACTATACAGGATATACCGTACAAAATTACCTTAGAGAAGCAGGAACAGTAACAATCGTAAGAGTTGGTCAAGTAGGTGGATATTCACATACTAGAGCAGCTGGTATTGTAGTTAGTGGTTCTACATCAGAAGGAGGACAAAAATTAGTTGGAGTTTTACACTCAACTGCAAATGGAGATGAAGAAATTGGAGTACTTGGTGATGGTGAACCATTAGCAGGTATTATAGATTCTCAACCATCTGCATCAGCTTTCTCAATCAGCGGCTCAAGAATTGGTGCTGGTATATCAGCATCTGTACTACCAAGTGCAGGAAATGATTTATCAGATGTATTCGGAGAATCTGCGAGAGGTTCTAAAAACATATATGTAAACAAATACTTTGAAAAAGCAGCTGGAGGGTTAACTAATAACTTACTAAGCGGTTCATCAGTAACAGTAATAGATTTAGGTACTCAAGAATTTACACAAGATATTCAACACGCTTCCACTCCTTGGATACAATCTCAGTTGATTTCCGGTGAAAGAAGTGATTTATTTAGATTTCATACTATTGGAGATGGTGGAAACTATAACAAAGAATTTAAAATATCAATATTCAACGTAAAAGCAGCTGGTTCAAATAACTCTACTGATTACTCAACGTTCTCAATTGCAGTTAGAGGATACTCTGACACAAATAAGAGACCAGTAATCTTAGAAACATTTAGTAATGTTAATTTAGACCCTGCATCACCAAACTACTTGAAAAAAGTAATCGGTGATAGAAACGTTGTAATAGATGCAAATGGAAAACAAACTGAAAACGGAGATTATGTAAATCGTTCTAAGTATATTAGAGTAGATTGTAAAGTTGAAGGTTCATTCCCTGTAACTGCAGGACCATTTGGACATGGAAAATACTCATCACCACTTAGTGGTTCAGATGGTATTACACCTGGTGTAATTTTCTCAGTTGGTTCTAAAGATAATACTGCATCAAATGGTGTACAATTTAGTGGAATTGATTTAGAGACTGGTACTGTTAAAATTGATAATGCACATTTCTTATCACCTATTCCAGTTGGAGCAGGATATGGTTCGAACTCTGTATTTGCATTTGATGGAACTGTAACAACTTCAGATGGAACTCATTCATTCGGATACGAATTGACAGGTTCTGCTGCTGTGGATGTTAACAAAAGACAATTTGTAGTTGGATTCCAAGGTGGATTTGATGGTGTATCACCAACTACTGAAATAGCACTTGCTGGTTCATCTGCAAACTATGGTAGTGGTAACCAACAAGGATTCAATTGTTCAACTTCAACTGCAAGTGGTTCAATTGCTTATGTAAAAGCTATTAACTCAGTATCTAACCCAGATGATTTTGATATCAACCTAGTATCTACACCTGGAATCGTAAGAAGACATCATTCTTATGTATTTGATAAAGTAGTAGATATGGTAGAAGCTAGAGAAGATGCATTCTTTATTGGAGATGTTGTAGGGGTAACTTATAACTCATCTAATGGAAATGTATTATCAGATAGTATATCACAAGCTGTTGAACAAGCAGGTAACTTAGATAGTAACTATGTAGGTACTTACTACCCATGGGTTAAAACAATCGATTCAAGAACAAACAGATTAACTTCAGTTCCACCATCAGTATTGATGCCTGGAATATATGCAGCGAATGATGCTGTTGCCGCTGAGTGGTTTGCACCAGCTGGTTTAAACAGAGGTGGTATTGTAGGAGCAGTATCTGTATTGAATAGATTAACACACGCTGAAAGAGATACTTTATATGAAGGAAAAGTAAATCCAATCGCATCTTTCCCTGGAGAAGGTATCGTAGCATTTGGACAGAAAACTTTACAAGATAGAGCATCTGCTTTAGATAGAATCAACGTAAGAAGATTAATGATTAAAGTTAAGAAGTATATCGCTTCAACTTCAAGATACTTAGTATTCGAACAGAACACCGCTTCAACAAGAGGAAGATTCTTAAATACTGTGAATCCTTATTTAGAAGGAATACAACAAAGACAAGGACTTTACGCTTTTAGAGTAGTGATGGACGAAAGTAATAACACACCAGATGTTATCGACAGAAATATATTGGCTGGACAGATTTTCTTACAACCAACAAAAACTGCTGAATTCATCGTGTTAGATTTCAACATCTTACCGACAGGTGCATCGTTCTCGGCATAATTAATTAAAAATAAAAGTAAACTATATTTATAATAGAATATAATTAGGAGAAAAACAAAATGGCAGAAGTATTAGAATTTAACGATATGTTTTATACCAACTTCGAACCGAAGATGAAAAACAGATTCATCATGGAAATCGATGGTATCCCTTCATATCTTATAAAAACAGCAAACAGACCTTCAATACAATTTGAAACTGTTACACTTGACCACATAAACGTCAAGAGAAAATTAAAAGGTAAAGGTGAATGGCAAGATGTAGAGATTACTCTATATGACCCAATTGTTCCAAGTGGAGCTCAAGCTGTAATGGAATGGGTTAGAACATCACACGAATCAATAACAGGTAGAGATGGGTATGCGGATTTCTATAAGAAAGACCTCCAAGTTTATATGTTAG